TGTTGGAAAGGGAGAAGCTGCCAGCAAGGTTAAAGAATCGGGTATTTTTGATTCCTTATTTAAAGGTAAAGAACCGGTGGATATTGGAAATTATCGAGATGAATTGAATAAGATTCTTAACCAGCTTGACGATAAGACTAAAGAACGTAGGGAATTGAAAGTTTCTATACGGAAAGTTCTTTTGGATATTGATGCCAATGCTATGAAAGAAGCTTCGGATAAGGCCGCAAAGGAACTTGAAAGGTACGTGTCTGATGTTTCAAAGAAATGGGATATATACAAGCAGCTTGTCAATGCCGGTGCAAGTAAGAAGGATGCTTCTTTATACGCTTTCGGAGTATTGTCTGAATATGAGAAGAAATCCGAGGAATTAGCTGAAAAGGTAACTAAGAAAATGAAGGATAAAGGGGTATATATACCTTTGACTTTCACCGAACAAGAGGCCACAGAATCACTTGGAGGTAAAGACAGTGTTTTGTATAAACAGTTTTTCAGTGCATGGAAGGAAGCTAAAGAAGCTATTGAAAAAGATAGTTTGGAAGTAAAGCTGAAAGAAGTTACTGCCCTCAACAAATACAAATCTATCGCTGAAAAGATACGGGACTTAAGCGAGAAATATGCTCCCTTAACCGGCACCTTCATTGGTGAAAATAATGAACTTGTTGGGAATGTTGAAGGCATGACTCCCGGACAGAAAGCTCTTTTTACCGAATATAAGGAGGAACTGGCAAAACTAAGGGGACAACTGCTTGAACTTCTTCCGGTATGGGAACAGATATTTGGAGATCAGACCTATAAATCATACGGACAGATACAGCAAGCATCCGATTATGCGCAACAGATTATTGATAATGCTTCTGTAACTAAAAACAAGAATGGAAAGCCAACAGCTTTTACTTCTTGGTATTTGGATGAGAATGGTAAACGGATTGATGTTTCAGGAGAATATTCTCAAATTGAGAAGTTAAAGAAAGCCATACAAGACTTATATAAGGCCGGATTACAGAAGAATCCGTTTGCCACTCTCATAAAAAATATTCGTTCTTTATTCTCCAGTGGAGATAAAGATGAAAAGGGTACCATAGAAAAAATTGCAGCCATAGGAGAAAGTGCCGCTGAAAGTGCTGAACTTGTCGGCAATTTTGCAGGGCAGATGTCTTCCATGTTCGATGCTTTGGGCAATGAGGGTATGGCCGACACGATGGGTAATGTGCAGGATGCCATGTCTTCTATAAGCAATATCGGGCAGGGATTCGCCAAAGGTGGAATCGTTGGTGGTATTGCTGCCGCTGCTGGTGAAGCTGTAAATTGGATTGGGAAGATAGCACAAGCGCATGATAAGAAACTCGATAAGGCTATTGAAAAGAGTAAACTTCGTGCTCAACAGTTGCAATATATATACGAACAAATTGACGGTATTCTTGAACGTTTTTTGGGCAGTGGCACGGAACTAAAACTTGTAGATGCAGAAAATGACCGTACCCGGTTGAATCAATTAAATAATCAGATTGGTGCAATACGCAATAAGGGAAAGATCAACATCTTCGATTTGATGTCTTTGCAGAAATATAAGCAGGAAGCGGAAAAACTTCAAAAACGTGTTTCGGCATACGATGAAGGTGGTGCATACGGGTATCAACGTGCCTTGATGCAAGAACAACTTTCAGAATTGGAGAAACAACGGCAAGCCGAAATTGACAAGAAGAAGACGGATGATAGCAAGGTGGCTGATTATGAGAATCAGATTGCGGAGATGAAACAGCAAATAAAGGATTTTGCCGAAGAAACGGCTGAATCTCTTTATGGCATTAATTTGAAAGACTGGGCTTCACAGCTGGGAGATGCCTTGTATGAGGCATGGCAGAAAGGCGAGGATGGTGCCGAAGCTTTCAAAAATAAGGTTGCCGACATTATGGGTGATGTTATGAACTCCATTCTCAAAATAAGTATTTTGGAACCGGCCATGCAACAGCTTCAAAAGATGCTTTTTGGTGAGGATGGAATGAGTGGTTATTTCGGCAAGGATTTCTCTCTTGACGAAAAGGAGTTGGAAAGTATTGCGGACTATCTAATGGGGGTAAGTGAGAAAACCGATGATTACTATTCCATGCTTGACAAACTGAATAACTATATGGAAAAGAAATATGGTATCAGTATGAAGGAAGAGGAAGAAGACAGTGGAAGTGGTTTATCTAAAGGCATACAGAATGTTACTGAAAATACCGCTAACCTTTTGGCTTCTTATATAAATGCAATCCGGGCTGACGTGAGTGTTAAACGGGAGTATGTGCGCAGATTGGTTGAAGAATTGTTCCCGGCCTATAATGTAATAGCACAAGCACAATTACAACAACTGACAATGATACAGATAAATACAGCAAAGAATGTGGAATTTGTGGAAGAAATCAGGGATATACTACATAGGAATATAAACGGTGTAAACAAGTTTAATATATGATTATGAACAGATTGAATAGTGAATTGAGAGGTCATGCCGTATCGTATGGCCTCTGCACACAATGGCAAGGTGACTGGCAAAACAATAAAAGCCAGCAAGAATTGATCGGAATGTATATACGGGGCATTGATTTTTGTATTGAACACAATTATCCGACGGTGGAATATATAAAAGGCAATTTTGACCGGAGTCTGCTTCATCAAAACCATATTTTTGTTGATGAACCAGTGATCGGAGGCGACAATGGTGTATATGTACTGAACGGTAAATGTTCAGGCAAACTTTCTTTCGGTAAATTTACAGTTGTTACTCTCCATTTGCGGCATGATAGTGAATTGACTCTTGAAGTGGAGGATTGTGCCAAAGTTTTTGTAAGTGTATATGATCGGGCTAAACTACATGTAAGGCAAAGCGATGTGGCTAAAGTTTATGTATATGTTCATGGTGGAAACTGTAAAGTTGAAACCGATGGCAATGTCATGGTAAGATATAAAATGAATGGGGATTAACATGCGTTTTGCAACATCCTTATTTATAGCCTTTTATATTCCTATATTATTTGAACGGTATCATAAATGACAATCAACATCTCGCCACAATACGGTAGATACGCGCATTATTTATATTATGTCTAAATTTTAGAGTAAATATAACTGTTTTTATTTACCGATTCTTACCGTTTGTTACTGATGTTTACCGAATTTATTTTATTGATTTTTAGGTTGTTGTATGGTGAAAATATCGTCTTTATATTTGCGCTGGAAACAATGCTGTAAGGTTCATTACGTGGTTGTCATGAACTGGAGTAAAATATTATAGGGCATTCTCTTTGAGGCAGACAACCACATTAGGCTTCATCGGGATTTGCCCTTTCTCTTTACTATTATGTCAAGCGTGACTATTATATTAAGGAGGGTTCAGTAGGTACGAGTAATGGCGTATTGGGGTTCGATTCCCTGCCTACTACAAGATCGGACAAAATAATTCCCCAAAAGCGGAAATGTCCGAGCCGCTGATGGGGAAAACATTAACTTTATTGTGCAAAGATATGGAAAATTTTAATCAGTTAATACCTATTGATGAGGGAAAAGGTAAAAAAAGAACAATGACCTCCTTACAGATTGCAGAAATTACGGGCAAAACTCATTCAAATGTAATGCGAGATATTCGCAATATCCTTGAACAACTGGAAGATAGACGACAATTCAGTTTTGAATTATCATCAAGACCTCAACCTATGCCAAACGGTGGAAGCAAAGAAGTGTCTTGTTACATTCTCACCAAAAAGGATTGTCTTCTTCTCGCAAGTGGTTATGATGCAAACTTACGAGCCAAAATTATTAATCGTTGGGAAGAACTTGAAGAAAACAAGCGTGAACTTTCCCGTAAAAGGGAGAAATCTTTGTTAAGTAAAATCTAAATTTATAATATGAAAACAAATCAAGAAATGGTGCGATACATTGATAGTTTTTCTGTGGTTCAGCGCACGAGTGATGGTTATTTTGACGGAACTGAATTGCTTCGGCAGTGGAATAATGTAGAAGGGAATCCGAGAAGGCAAATGAGTAAATTCTTAGAATCTGATAATACATCAGAGTTTTTGAAAGCTCTTGCAGAGGATGAAAGCCATAGAGCAAAAATGCTCATTGGTGAAAATCAACTACTTATAAAAGTTAAGGGTAGAAATACGAAAGAAGGCAAAACACCCGATAAAGTTTGGATGAATCCGCTTCTGTTTATCAAATTTGCTATGTGGATAAATCCGGCTTTTGAAGTCAAAGTATTACGGTTTGTGTACGATGAAATGATTCGCTATCGAAACGATGCCGGGGATGCTTACAAAGAACTTGGCTCTGCCGTTCAGAAGATAGTTCCTAAAGAGTTTATGCCGAAAGCAATGCAAAAGGTTGGGGAAGCATTGAATTGGGTTGTGTTTAACTCACATGAGAAAATGCTTCGCAACAAGCAGGGTGATGAAAGCAAACAACGCGAACTGTGGCAGCTTGAAAAGAAGGTGGCTGATTTAATCAACGAGGGATTCATTACCAACTTCGATAATTTAATATCATACCTTAGAAAACAATATTCAAAAAGGAACTATCCTGCCGTGTTCCAATTACAGCAAGAAAATACAAATTTTATCCACTATAAATAATAAATCAATATGGAATTAGTAGAATTTATGAGCAACAAAGAATGCGTTGTAGAAACATTCAAAGTAAATGGTCTTATTGCAAAAGACAATACGGTAACAGAGAAAGGTTTAATGGCTATACAGTTCTATTTAGATATGATAGAGCAAAAGAAGCCAGAATTAGAAAATTGTCAAACGGCTTATATGTCATGTAGTGAGGTGGAGGAATGGGAAAAGAAAAACGCTGCGGCTTCGGTAAGTTTTGACAGCGGAGGGGTAGTCGAGTTTCTCCCGATAGAAATGTTCTCAAAAGATGCTAAAATAGAAAAGGGAGGTGGCATAAAAGGTATGCTTATTTCAATGTGCGATTGCGCATGTGAAGATGAAATATCCGAAATAGTATCTTCAAATGATGAAATTCGTAAATTGAGAGATGCGCTTAACAAATATCTCGAAAGCTGAATACTTTTGGCTAAGAGTGGCAAAATGCACAAAATAAAATTGGGCTGACTTTGGAGCCAGCCTAATTATAATTTATACGCGAAAACATTAGCCAGATTATGTTAGCTCAATATTTAATGGTAGTCAGCGTTAAAAGACGTACTAATATCTTTATATTTAGAATATAATTTGATTTTATAAATATTATATGTTCCACGACCATTAAGTATAGACTTATCTACGCTTTTATTTGCGGATTTAAATATAAAATAATAATTACCATAAGGGATTGTAGTTTTATATTTTCCCGTATTGTCAATCGTACAACTATATTTTACTTTATTTGATTTGAGAATATCAACCAAACATATAGCTAATTCACCTTCTCTCCTAATTTGTTCTTCAGCGGAAATGTAAAAGTCATATTCTTTTAATTTGGCTATTGCTTGTTCTTGCCCAACAAGTTCTTTCCATTTGATGTATTGTAACAAAGATTCATACCCCATTTGTATAGAGTCATTTTTTAATTCAATATCTTGTTTGAAATATTTACATGGTATAATATATAATTTTGCACCAATATCGGCTTTCGTACCTGAACCATTGTCGTAAGTTACAAGCCCATTTACAGATGAATAACTAATCTGTTTGTTCTGCGAATAGGAAGTAAAACACATAATAGTATAAAGCAAAAAGAATAATATATTTTTTTTCATTTCTTATGTAATTTATTTAATAAATATTTTATGTCATTCTTGAATCTTTTTATATTAAAACGATTTTCGGGAAAATCGACATAGAAGAAAAATAGCCATGTTGAAAATGGTAGTATGACTACATAAAATATAATCCAATGCCACCCAGTAACACTAAAGCAGATCAGAAGAATCACTACTATCCAAACTAAAACTCCTAACATA